ATGAACATAAAATCATTTCTTTCATCACCTTGCAAACCACCTTTTGGAAACCAACTATCAAGATACTCTAATTGTTCTTCGTGTGTTGCCCATAGTTCTTTATTTTTTAATTCTCTATGATTAGCACATAATGCTTTTAACTTCGTTGCCCAATCTGGTTGTCTATGATGTTTATAACCACATAACAATTCATCTCCACCATCACCACTTAAAGTTACCGTTATACCTTGTTTCTTTATATATTCATTAACTCCAAAATATACAGGTAAACTTTTACTTTGTCTAGGTTCTTCTAATGCTAACGCTGTATTTTCCCAATTATCTGTAAAATATTGTTGATTAATATATAGTTCTCTATGTTCACCACCATATGTTGCTGACATTTCTTTTGCCAATATACAATCTTCGTTAGACCTTGATTTCCAATCATAAGTTTCAAATTTTGAACTAAATGTTTTTGGTTTTGTTTGCCACAATTTTGACATTTCATAACAAATAGCCGTACTATCAATACCACCACTTAAAAACAATCCAATTTCTCTACGACCCATTAAGGTTTCTTTTACTGCCTGGTGTAATCTATTTCTAACTTCTTCTTTAATTTTACCTACATTTTTAACATTTCTTAACCCTATTTGTCTATTATTAATATTAGTAGAAATTTTAGCACTAGTTACTACGTTCATCTTAACAACTTCACCTGGTACTAATTTTTTAATACCTTTAAACAATGTCAAATAACCAGAATTATATCCTTGTTTATAATACTGTTTGAATGCCTCTTTATCTACTTTTCTTTCAAATCCTAATGTTAATAAACTTTTAATCTCGGATGAAAAAGCAAACTTACCATTTATATAACCATAATAAAGAGGTTTAGTTCCATTACTATCTCTGGCAATAATTAATTCTTTTGTCTTCTTATTATAGCAAGCAAATGCAAACATTCCATCTAATTTTTCTATAAATGATATGCCATATCTTTCTAAACCTAACATTAAAACTTCCGTATCTGTATTAGTTTTAAGTTTAAATTCTTTACCTAGTTCTTTGTAATTGTATATCTCACCATTATATACTAACACCCTATCGTTATGAATCCAAGGTTGTTTTGAATTTTCTGTAGTGTCTATGATTGATAATAAATTATGACCTAAAGTAATATCTTCATCTTGCCAATGTCCATTACCATCAGGTCCTCTATGATGTGCTTCGCACAACATTTCTTTTATCAAACTAGTTGATGACCATAATATTCCGTGTATCGCACACATAATTATCTTTGTAATAACTCCTTTATATAAGGTATAATCAAGTGTGAATTAAATTCTTCCATATCAAATTCTGTATGAGATACCATTTTATACCAATTTAAAACTTCTAGTGGAGTAGCATAATATATTTTCTCTATCCTATCAATACTAGTATTGTTTAATTTAATTCCAAAATTCCATTTTGAAGTAATACAAGGTATTCCTAAATTAATAAGTTCAAAAATACTTGTACTTTCTCCTAACACACCACAATAAACTCTATCTACAATAGTTCGTAATTTGGTCTCTCTTGGTAAAACTTCAACATCTTTCACCAAATCTTTAACTACAATTTTACTTAATGGGTGTGGTTTAACTATAATTTTTCTATTTGTTGCTAGTCTAACTCTTTCAACACTAGTTTTAATAAATTCTGGTACAGAAACAGAAGATGTAGGGTCATATTCTAAACCAGGTATAATTAAAACTGCACCATCTTTATTATTTTTCCATTGATGTGGTTCTATATTCTGCAACTTTATTTTATTTTTCTTTTCAGTTTTTTCAATCATAGTATGTAATCTTGATGGATTTGAATTATCAACTTTACACCATTTAGTTCTTCCATATGTCCAATGACCTAACCCCATACGATAATATCTTGGACCTGTATTTTTATACCAAGAATCTATGTAATTACATTTTATTCTTGATAATGTAGCACTTTCAGTTACAATAACTTTTTTATTATACATCTTTGCTAGTTCTTGAACAAAGACATTTATAAATTCCATTCTTGCACTTCTAACTTCTGTGCTTGGTCTTCCGTGAGCTAGTTTACTATCTTCAGCATAAATTTTATCTGGTTTCCATTGTCTTGCTGGATTTGTACTACCCCACGTACCATCAACTAGATAAGCGTCAGCATTTTTTATCCAATATAAATCTTCTAAAGATATTGGTTTATCTTTTACTTCAACAACTCTATGTACTGACATATCAGATTGTGGATTAGAATTAATAACTCCACATATTGCTGCCAATGCATTACCCGATCCAAAAGCTACTATCTTTTTCATTATTCATTTTTCACATTATAAAAAGTATATTTAACTGTTAATTCTTCCCACGCTTTTATAGGTCGTTCAGTATATAAAAAATACTTATTATAATTTTCAACATCTTTAAGTCCTAATTCACCTCTCACCTTTATACAGTTTGGTTTATCACTATGATTAATATGACCACCTAAAGGTGTTCTTATAAGTTCATCATTAACAACAATATGACATAAACCTAACTTTACATCTTTCTCAATAAACTTTGTTGTAAATAATCCTTGACCTTCTATAGAAGATTTTTTAATTATTAATCCGTCTGGTAATGGTTTATACATTAGCTTGGTCCCATTTTATCATCTTTATCTCCATAATGTAAATAAGACATCATAACATATTTTGGTCCACTAATTGGTTTTAATCCAGCGTGTGGATGAGTCCAAAAAGGTGGAAACACTAACAATCTTGTTGCTCTTGGTGAAATCATTATATTCTGTTTTGGTAAATGTGTTTCACCGCCTTTTTCAACATCATTAAGATATAAAATAAAAACTAAAAAACGTTTTGCTGAAAGACCCCTAGAACGGAGTACATCAACGTGTTCTTTAAATTCATCTTTATCATTAGGTAAATATTTTTTTATTCTTATGTTTTCCCTATCAATTATTGGTGGAAAATGTTCATTTTTTATATTTAAATTCATCATATATCTTTCTTTATACAATTTCAACATATGAAGAAATTTATCTCTAGGTTCTTTCCAAAAGAGAAGGTTATCAGGTTTGTCTATATCAATTTCAGTAAATTCTTTATGACCAGTTTTAAATGCGTCTACACTAGATTTATTGTAGTTGGCTATCTGTTCAAACTTATTAACAATCATTTTACAATCTTCCACGTCCATTGCGTGATTATACACCATCATATTATTCTTAGCAAATTCATCTAATGTAGATGTTGGCATATCTCTTAAACGTGAATTAAAATTAGGTTTAGTTTTGTCCATAACTACTCGGTGCCATAAATGTTCGTCTAACTATTGCTGCTTGTTCATCTTTAGTTTTAACATAATATCCTTCAATATGTGTATATCCATTTTCTTTTGCCCAATACACTCTCTTGTTGCCTGTATGTACTGCAATACCAGGTATAGGAATTCCTGAATATGCGTCCTTCGGCCATCTTTTTTCTACTAACCAATAATACTTCATATTAGTATATATGATTGGATACATCATACCTAACCTATCTATACTTTTCTTAAATCTAGGATATCTTTTCATCATCCAATCATTATCAGCAGTTAACATTAAATTTTCTAATGGTACTTCTACTACTCTTGGAGTTACACCTACTAAAGGTTCATCTTTACAAGTAACTCTTTTTTTTGCTTTTAATAATTTCATACTTGTAATTCAAAAACATCAAATTCAATGCCTTCTAACTCTTTTGGTTTACCTTTAGGATAAGTCGGCCAAAGTTGGAATTCTTCTCCAGTTGTATCACTTTTACAACCTGCAACTAACCAATCCCATTTAAATTCTCCGTCTATAATAAACTCGTTCATCACTTCATATCTTCCATCTGGTTTTTGTAAAAGTAATTCTTTTTTACATTCTTCCATATTTTTATACCAACCTTCCATTTGGAAAGTTTGTTGTGTTTCTATTGGACTATGACCAATTAGATATGCTAATATTAATATTTTAAAGTCGCCCATAATTTGCCTTTGCTATATACCAACTATCAACTATGTCTGATACTGGATTGCCTGCTTTCGCTGTGTCTAATAGTTTCTTTAAATCTGTTTTTGTATCTTTACAAAATTGTTCGTACATCATTTCTTTATCTGCATTACCTTTACCTGTAGCAAATTTCTTAACAACACTTGGTACAATAACATTATATTTCCATTTTTGTTCTAATAATCTATATTTAAGTATACCACAATTTTCTGCTATTTGAAATAGTGCTTGACCTTTAGAACCATAAGAATAGTTTTCTATTGCTATTGTAATCCCACCAGGTTGATATAAACGTAAAACTTTTAAAACCCAATCAGAAATTTGAGTAAATCTTTGTATAGGGTCTGTCCACGGTTGATGTTCAGAACCATTTATATTTCCAAATACACCTAAATGTTTCTTTTTATTTGTAAGGAAATAAAAGCGACTATGCTCAAATGTAAAGTCTTCTGTTACACATATTGCAGGACTTGTTAAACTATAATCAATCCCAACTTGTTTCATCTTCTTCTCCAATTTCATCTTCTTCATCATCCAGTTCATAACTACAAAATGGACACGACATAGGTTTCATATCTGTTTCTTCATCATCATATTTAATTGTAAATTTAGTCTTACAATTTCCACAGGTGGTCTCAAATTTCTTTATATCATCATTTAGATCCATTATATACTTTTACAATTTAAATTTCTTGAATTGATCCTTCTGTACGTCTTGTTTAATTCCACCTATAACATAACTTTCAATTTCGGTCTCCTGTGGTGCATTTTGTAATGACCTACTATTTAACCAATGGTCAACCCAAGGTAATGGATTTGTCTTTTGGTCATATTGTGGGTCTAATCCAATTGCTCTCATACGTCTATTTGCCATATACTCTACATATTGATGTAATAATTTTTCTGAAAGTCCTATCATAGAACCTTTTGAAAACAAATAAGTTGCCCAACGTTTTTCTTGATTAACTGCTCGTTCATACATTTTATAAACTTCTATTTGTGTATCTTTCATTACCTTATTCATAATCTTATCATTTTCATTATCACGATAGTTATTAATTATTCTTTGTGATATTGATAAATGCAAACTTTCATCCCTTGCAATTAAAGAAAGTATTTTAGCAGAACCTTCTAACATCTTTAATTCTCCAAATGCAAACGAACAAGCAAAAGAAACATAAAATCTTAAACCTTCTAATATATTAACAGTCATCAATGTTAAATATAGTTTCTTTTTCAACTCATACATATCAACACTATCTGGTGTTAATTGCCATTTATAACCTAAATTAATTAAATCATCATATGTTTGTGTTATACTAGTTGCCCTATTTTCAATCTTCTCATCTGTAACTATAGTATCAAAGATTTCACTAGGATTAGGATACAAATTCTTTATAATGTATGTATATGAGTGTGAGTGTATGTTTTCAAAGAAGTCCCAAGCAATGACACAACTTTCTAATTCAGGTATTGAAACAAAAGGTAATAATGCCAACGCAGGACCTCTACCTTGCACACTATCCATCATTGTTTGATATTTTATATTAGAAGTAAATATAAATTTACTTTGTTCATTTAATTCTCTATAATCTGCAATGTCTTTTTGTAAAGATACTTCTTCTGGTCTCCAAAAATAACCTAACTGTTGTTGAAACAGTTTATTAAAGATAGGATATTTTAATACATCATATCTTTGTACCTGTAAATCTTTACCAAAAAACATAGGTTGTTTGGTATAATCTAATTTTTTATCTATATTAAATACACTTTTAGTCATTTATCGGTTCTAATTGTTCTTGCATTCTTTCTGATTCTGTTAATTCATAATGGTGGTCATCACTATCACCTGCTGTCCATTTACTTATATTATCTACACTATACTCTCTAGTAGATACTTTATAATCTGGTCTTTTTGGTTTACTAGGTGTTAATGATTTATCATAAAACAAAACTCTATTATTAGGTTGAGCAGCAAAATGCCCATTATCTAACTTTATTATGTTAAATGATTTATGTTGAGAAGGAGTTTCACTATACCCTACATTATTTTCTTTATTCGTTGCACAACAACTATCTATACTAAACATATAATTGCCTTCATATAATTTCTTACTTGGTGATAGAAACGTACATCTATTGCCACTTACTAATTGTTTCTGTATAATAGTAATATCATAATCAAAACAATCCCATAACTGTAATTCTGGTAATGCTATATCTTCTTTTGTTTCTTTCCATACAAAAGCATTTATAGGCAACTTATCATATAGTGCTCCTGTTTCATACAAATAAGTTTCAAAATATAATGCTCTACCTTGAATACTTTTAACAGTACACCAGATACCTGGTTCAAACTCTCCGTGACCTTTTTCTAAATCATAAAGGTATTGTTTTTTAACTAATACTTCCGTATGTGGTACATTTGCACATAAAAATGCCATAAAGTTCCTTTAAATTACGCAGGTTTCACATTCTTCTTCGTCTTTTTTCTCCATTATAGTTTTTGTTTCTGGAACATCATCTTTCCAACCAATAGGGTGTACAGGTTCCTCTATATCTCTTTTACTATCATATGTATTCTGATAATAGGAAGTCTTCCATCCTAATTTATAAGTTGTTAATAAATCTTCCGCCATTATTGATAAAGGTATTTCTCCTTCATCATAATTTTCAGGATTATACGACCAATTACCACTAATTGATTGGTCAAAGTATTTCTGCATTACTGCTACTATGTTTATATATCCTTCGTTAGATTTCATATCCCATAACAATGTATAATTATTTTTCAATTTTTTATAATCAGGTACAACTTGTTTTAAAGTACCTTTCTTACTTTTCTTAACTGAAATATAGTCCCTAGGTGGTTCAATGCCGTTTGTGGCATTACAAACCACGCTAGAGCTTTCAGAAGGCATTTGAGCTGTGAGTGTGCTATGTCTTAACCCAAATTCCTTAATATCTTTCCTCAAGTCTTCCCATTTATAAGATAGTTTCCTAGATACAATCTCATCAACTTCTTTTTTATAGGTGTCTATTGGTAAGATACCGTCTGAATACTTTGTTTTAGAAAAGGATTCACATTTGCCCTTTTCTTTTGCTAATTCATTACTTGCTCTTAATAGATAATATTGGAATGCTTCTGATAACTTGTCTACTTCTTTACAAGCAGTTTTAGTTTCATAACCAACTCCTAGTGTCGCTAAGTAATGAGCAAGACCAATATATCCAATTCCTAAACTTCTTCTATTTCTTGTAGAAATTTCTGCCGCTTTAACTGGATATCTTTGATGGTCTATAACTTCGTCCAATGACCTTACTGCTAAATCGCATAAGGATTCTAATTCATCTAAATCTTTTAAAAGTCCTACATTAATTGCTGATAATATACACAATGCAATTTCTCCATTACCATCTATATGACTTATAGGTGTTGTTGGTAATGTTATTTCTTGACATAAGTTAGACATATAAATTCTATCTTTAAAAGAGGAGTGAGTATTACAATGGTCTATATTCATAATGTAAATACGACCTGTTTCTGCTCTTTCTTTTAAAATTGCCATAAACAAGTCCTGTGCTTTAAGTTTAGTTTTCCATACACTTGTTTTTCTTTCTGCCGTTTTATATATTTCATCAAATTCTTTTGTTCCCCACGCTTCATAAAGTTCTGGTACTTCGTGTGGTGAAAATAATGTTATCTCTTCATCATTAATAAATCTTTCATAAAATAATTTAGATAACTGTATAGAGTAGTCTAATTTTCTTACTCTATTATCTTCACTACCTTTATTATTTTTTAATACAATAATATCTTCTATTTCTTTGTGCCAAATAGGAAAGTGAACGGTTGCCGAACCTCCTCGTACCCCATTTTGAGTACAACACTTAACAGTTGCTTCAAATTTTTTAAGAAAAGGAATAACGCCAGTATGTTGTACTTCGCCACCTCTAATACGTGAGTTGATTCCTCTAATTCTTCCTGCATTGATACCAATACCTGCTCTTTGGGCAACATACTTGCCAATGGCCATATCACTAGAAAAGATACTAGGCAAAGTATCATCAACATCCACCAACACACAACTCGCATACTGCCTAATAGGAGTTCGTACACCAGCCATAACAGGTGTTGGAATATTAATTTTAAAACGTGAAATAGCGTCATAATACTTTTTAACATAACTCATCCTTTTGTTTTTTGGGTATTGTGAAAATAATGTAGCAGATATCATCATATACATAAATTGTGGCGTTTCATAAATTTGTCCTGTACTTCTATCTTGCACTAGATACTTGTCTATGACTTGTCTTAAACCTGCATATGTAAAAGTATAATCTCTTTCGTGATTTAACCAATTTTCCATTCTATCAAAATCTTTTTTGTCATACCAATTTAAAATTTCTTTATCATAGACGCCTTTGTCTATACCATTTTGTACGTGTTGAAAAA